CACTTACGACACCAAAGGCAGCAGCTACTACACCAAGACCGATACCTAGAGGAATCAGCCAATCCTTGTTCTTGACTAGCCACTCACCAAAGCCTTGAAGTGCTGGCATGGCAACATCGTTAATCCATGTGGAGAACTGAATGACGTACGGCATAACAACGTCTGCGATTTGCTGACCAATGTTTGCCCACTTGTCCTTTAGAATCTCAAGCTGTCCACCTAGGGTCTTTGCATCCTTTGCAGCTTCACCCTTGTACTTGGCTGAGCGCTCTTCTAGGACAAGCTGTGTTGCCTGAGCCTTGGTGAGATGTTCAGTCTTCATCTTCTCTGCAATAAGACTGTCAAGCTTCTTCTTGTCCATACCTAGGAGCTTTGCCATACCTGCTGTACGTCCACGTACCGCTGATTCCCAAGCCTTTGCAACTGTGTCCTGCTCAACACCCATGGCACCTGAAATGTCAGCTACACGAATGATTGTGCTCTGTAGTTCCTTACCGCTCAAGTGTGCGTTCTTGAAGCCATTGGCTAGTACAGAGCCAAGGTGTGCAGCATCTGTTGTGCTAATGCCTAGGTCTGCAAGGCTGAAAGAGAACTTGCTGAATGAGTCTTGGAACTTCTGTCCATAGGCTGTACCAATGTTGCCAAAGTCATCCTCACGGGCTTTGAACTGGTCTACAACCTCTGACACAACGTCTACAACCTTGGAGAGTGCGAACATGCCAAGTAGGGCACCACCCATCTTCTTGAAGGTGGATGAAGCTGTCTTGGACACCTTGTTCATGCCCTTAGCGAAGTCCTTAGTGTCAGATAGCACCGACACAATTACTTGCTGATTCGCCATAACCTCTCCTTAATAGTAATCCGTACCGCTGAGAAACGACTAGCAGCAGGTACGGAAGTTCACTTCTTGTGAGCCTTGTTGTAAGCTCGTACGATTTCGTTTCTTTGGTTGACTGTTAGGTTCCAATAGTCACTAGGACTCATACCAATAGCGACTACAAACATGGCTAGGTCTTCATCCCTGCCGTTGTCAGCTTTTGGAACTGTCACCCATAATCCCTTCAAGCTCGCTCATCTTCATGTTCTTAGCCTGCTCAAAGGTGTACTTTGGGTCTTCACGCTTCTTGAGCACGAAGGCAATAGCAGCCATCATTAGAGCCTTTGGGGCAGACTCATCACCCATGGTTGCGATTGACTGGTCTGAGAGCTTCTCAACCATTGCCACTTCGCCTAGCGTTAGTTCGCTTACGTCCATAATCTTGCTTCTCCCTTACTTCAAATTGTTCTTGCGTAGCACGTCTCCGATGCCATCGCTTAGAGCTTCCACAATTTCTGTCTCACGATCTTGAAGAGCGTTCAACAGGAACGGGTTTGGCTCAATGTTGTGCTCAGGCCATCCGTAATGGATGACTCCTGCGTATGGAGTCTTAGCTCCACCAGCACGTACAACAGCCTTTGTCTTTCCCCTGCCTGCTCTTACAGTGGCTTCTAGAGCACCTGTAGCAGAAGGGACGTTTGCTGCACGCACCACAATCTGTCCTAGGCTGTGCATCAGTTCCTTTTGGTCCTGAGCATCTGTGCCTGCGTCTCTGAAAGCCTTGTTGAGCTTTCGTAGTCCATCAATACGAACAGATTGTGATGCGTTTGCAGCCATAATTAGGCGATGACCTTAGTTACGTCGCCTACTACCTTCCATTCGAAATCGAATGCCCACACGTCTTCTCCTGCGTCTCCACCAATAGCTGGCTTAACGCCAATCTTGACGGTACCTGTGAAGTGAGGCTCAGCAGCAGAAGCAACTGCATTGCCCGCACGAGCAATAACAAAGTCAACCTCTGTACCTGTGTTGTCCCAAACCATGTTCCAGAAGCTGTCTTCTGCGTCATCCTGTGCAGCAGAGCCAGTCATTGTCCATTCATAGGAACCACCAGCAGCAGCGTCAGCAAAGGTAACGAACTTGCTGTCAGCCTCTGCCTGCTCAAGACGAATGGAGGTCAAGTGAGTCTTGTACTCAACGCTGTCAATGGTGACAGTTAGAGCGTTACCCTTGATTCGTGCCATTTCTTAAATCCTTACGTTGTTGTAAATCTTGATGTTGACTGCTACGTACGTTGCGTTGCTGACTTCCAATGCATAAGGCTTGGAGACTTCCTCAACGCTGTACTTGCTATCAACCAAAGACACAATTGCATCCTCTAGAAGTGCGTATAGCTTTTCCGTGGCTACCGCGTTTACTCCTGTTGGAGCAACTAGAATGATTTCCCATCGTGTCTTGAACTCACCAAACGAACCTCCCGGTTCCATGAATGGTGAGCCTGCCTGTACTACTGCCACTGGGGGAGTAATACGGTCTGGCAGGTGAGGGAATGCAGTAAGTCCTGCATCCTTGAGTGTCTGTGCAAGCGCTGTGCTGACTGTCATTAGCTCGCTCATGCAATACCAAACCCAACGAAACGCTTGAGTAGTGGATACGCGCCAACCATTGGGTCTCTTGCGATACGAATTGCAGAACCATCAAAGGTTGTGAACTGAGCTACACCGTTAGGAGCGTTCCTACGGTGGAATAGCTCGCTGCCAACCTCAAGGTACGCACGCTCAAGCACCAGCTCTGGCACAGTGGCATTGCCAACGTATCCATCAACTAGTGCAATCGCTTGGTCAACGCAGGACTCAATGTAAGTCAAGTGCTCGTCGGTACCGTTTACGTAATCCTTGAGGTCAGCAGCAATCATGACTTAGCCTCAGGCAACAACGTCTACTGGAACAATGCCCTGTGGGAACAAGTCTGCAATAGCTGCAAACATGTAGACAGAGAAGTCCTTGCTAAAGTTGATGATGTTTTCATCCTGTAGTGAAACAACAGGAGAAGTGAACATCTTGATAGCGGACTTGTTCACGAACGCAGGGTCAGCAGTCAGACCGGGAACGTATACAACAGGTACGTTGACCAAACGGCCACCAATACCAGTTACGTCAAGGTTGCCAATGGTGTTGTTGCCAGCACCGTTGATTGCAAAGACTGGACGTCCCTCTACGTCAACAAGGTTGAGAAGCTTCTTGAAGTCAGCCTTGCCAACAACAAGAGCGTCAAGACCAAGACCGTTAGCTGCGAACTTGTCAGCAGCGTCAACAGTGGCTTCTAGCCATGCGAGGTACTCAGTACCAACAGCAACGTCTACCTTGTTTGCTGCCTGAGCAGTAACAAGAGCGGTGTAGTCAGCCTTGATGAGAGAGTTAAGACGCTTGCCAGTCTCAACAGCCATTAGCTGTAGGGAAGCGTTAAGCATCTCAACAGAAGAGCGCTCAATCTCGATACGGGTTAGCTGAGTGTAACCACCGTAAGCCTTGATGTCTGCATACTTGGTTTCCTTAGCGATCTTGCCGAACTGTGCGTCTGCACCTTCTGCAATCTCGTCAACAACAAGAGTGTTGCTCTTGAGCTGTGCGTACTCAACCTGCATACCTGTTGCTGGAAGAGCAGCAGAGCTAAATAGGTTGCGTAGTGGGGCATTCTCGTTGACGATACGTGTTAGGTCGCCAATCCATGCCTTCTGCATTACAGCATCGGCGGAAGTTCCACCTGTGTATGCACGTACTTCTGCTTCATCGTTCTTAGCGATTAGCTTAATAACTTCACCAGCAGAGCGAGTGTCTACCTTTGGTGCAGCTTCAATAGTGGAGAGAGTGGAAACCTTGCGCTCCAAAGACTCAATGGTTTCCTTCATCTCAGATAGCTCAACGTTATCCACGTCAATCATCCTTTCGTTAATAGGAGCTAGTTCCTGTGCTGCCTCATTGGCATTACGCACTTCCTCAACCTTGGCTCCCTCATAGGCTGGGATTGGAACAATGGAGACCTCACGAACGTCAATCTTTGTTCGTACTACGGTTCCGTCTTTGTCCTCACGCTGTTCAACTGGCATGAAGCCAATTGAGAAACGGTCTAGGACACCATCACGTAGCAGGGTGTAAACCTCATCACCACGGGAAGTCTTAGAAATCTTGGCTGTGATTGACCAGCCGGCTTCTGTGTCACGAGAGTCAATGACCTTGCCGATTGGCTCATCGTGCCCATAGAACAACTTGATGTTGTCCCTAGGCATGACTGCGTTAGGGGCAATCATTTCCTTGTATCCGCCAACGTCTACCGCGTCATTGAAGGGGACAGCTAGTCCACTTACGATGCGCTCTTCTGTATCTACATTGGCTCTAAGTTCAAACTGTCGCGTCAACATTTGCTACGTCCTTCACTTCTAGAGGGTCTAGTCCCTCAATTGCTCGTACCTCATCGATCTTGAGGAAGCCAGCATCAATAGCTAGCTTGTGTGCCTCATAGCGAGTCTTGGTATCAACCCTGAGGAATGCCTCTAGATTGAACTTTGCCTTCTGGCTACCGGGTAGCAATTCAGAGAACGCTGTTTCAATCTCAGTGAGGTAACCCATGAGTCCGAACTCAACAAGCTGCAACTTCTCGTCTTGGAGGTTTGCGTATGTCATTGAGTTGCCCTCAACAGTTGCAAGCATCATTCGTAGGGGGATTCCGAACAGAGTTGCAATCTGCGTCTTGTTCCAGTTCTGGGACTCAATGAACTGTGCGTCCTTTGGGGACAAGTAAATTGGTGTGTAAGTGAGTCCGCTATCTAGTACCGCTGTGGTTCCACCCTGAACGCTTGAATGCCACTGGGTCTTTAGTAGCGCTGCGTCCTCTGCGTTGAGTGGTGTGTCTGTCTTGAGGTAGCCGTTAGGGACACCAGAAGTCTCAAACCAGTTGGTTGCATAGGTGTTGGTGTCCAGTGCTCCCCTGAGGTCAGCCTGAGCAGCTTGGATTGGTCCCAGACCCTTTACGTTGCCGGGAACACGTAGAAGCTTTAGGTGTCGAATGTCAGCAGGCTTGTAGTCAGTTCCCAAGTAGCTGTACTTGATTGCCTTGCCGCGTGTGTTGGTTTCAATCACAACATCAAGAGGGTTGAATACCTCAAGGTTGGTTACACGGTTCTGAGCATCACGAGACACCAGCCAGTAGGCATTGCCGTTCAGAGCCAGTGATACAACTGACTGCTCAAGGAACGCTGGGAACGAATCGTTAATGTCAGGACGCTTGATAAATGCAGGAGCGTCAATGGCTGTGCTTCCTCGGAACACATCGATGCTCAACTGCTTTGATGCAATCGCGTAGATGCTGATTGCCCTATAGACAGCAGAAAGCCCTAGAGCATCACCAGTAGTTACGCTTCTTGTGGAAACGTCTCTACGGGGTTGTTCTAGGGCTGTAGATGGGTCACTAGGCAACGGTTCATTAACTGAACCAGAACGTTGCTGAACACCTGTATTGTCTGCCTCTGCGCCATACCAGACATCGTGCCAAAAACCCATTCGTGCCTTTCGTTTATCTATTTACAGTATAAACGTAGGTACACGATTATGAAATTGTTCAGTGAATGGTAGGTCTGGTTAGGTTGTAGTTCTCTACTGCATAGATGC